ACGATATATATTACAAAAATTAAGCGAACTCCCTTTTTGGGAGTTTTTTTCGTGGGAATTTTTATAGCTAATATTAAAAAATAAAATAAATTTTACAAAAAATTATAAATAAAAAACGTTGAAATATCAACGTTTTAAGTGTTTGGTGGAGATGAAGGGTACTATACGTTTGTGTTGTTTTCAATGGTTACAGAGTGCATAACTACATTTTAACTACAGCTTTTTTTTATGCCTTGTTTTCCATGTATTCTACAAAGTTTGATAGGTCTTTTTTCTTTGTGTCTTTTGTGACGTGGGCATAGATGTTTAAGGTGGTTTCTATTTTTGCGTGGCCTAGGCGGTGTTGGACATACTTAATATTTGCCCCACTAGCGAAGAGTAAACTTGCGTGGGTATGTCTTAGGTCGTGGAGTCTGATTTCTTTTAGTCCTAGGTCGCTTAGGGCTTTTTTTAGCATATCTGATGCGGTGGATAGTCTCTGATATTCTCCTTTGGTGTTTGGGAAGACTATTTTTGATTTTGATTGTAGTTTTAACTCTTTTAGATAGACCAGGGTTGTATTGTCCAGATCTATAGTTCTTTCTGAATTATCTGTTTTTGTGGTCGTGAGGAAGACTTTTTGTTCTCGATTTACTCCTAGAGATTTGTTTATGGTTAGGGTTTTATTTTTAAAGTCTATGTCTGTCCATTCTAGGGCTAGAGCTTCACCTCGTCTTGCTCCAGTATAGATCATTAGCCTAAAGAAAGTTTTCCAGTAGATGTTGTCTTTGTAGTAGTCTATAATTTTTGCTGCTTCCTCTGCTTCCAGGTAGTCTATCTTTTTAGCTGGTTTCTTAAAGGCTGGCAGCATGGCATCTTTGAAGGGGTTTTCTTTTAGGTTGTAGTGGATTTTTGCATAGTCCATTATTTTGGATGCGTACCTATAAAAGATATCTCCTTTTACATAGTCCTTATATTTTAGGGCAAAGTATTCACAGTCTTTTGGGACTATATCTCCTATCCTTTTATCTCCAAAAAAGGGTAGGATATGGTTTCTAAAGATGCCCGTGGTTTTTGTGTAGGTGGTTTCTTTTACTGTGGTTTCATACATTACTAGCCAATCTTCGTAGACCTCTTTATAGGGCACGTTTGATTGGATGTCATTTTCATAGTCTTCTAAGAGTTGGGTATAGGCATACATGGCTTGGGGCTTTGATTTAAAGCCTGACCTGGTTGTTACCCTTTTTCCTAGTCTGATTTTAAACTTATAGAAAGTTTTTCCTTGTTTTTGGTATTTTTTTATTGTCATTATTTTTCCTCTATTTTTTATGGTATAATAGAAGTAGGCAGAGATTCTGTCTACAGGTTAGAAGAGATCCATCATTTGGTCGTGAGGGGGTCTCTTTTTTTTCTATCTAGTAATTTATTTGGTCTAGAAATACATCTTCACTCATTATTTCTATATCTTGACCTTCAAGTTTTAGGCCTTCTGCCTTTTTTAGTTTGGTTGATTTATTGTCTTTTACTGTTGCGTTATAGTCAAAGTTACCTAGTACTAGGACATCAGTTTTTTTGGTTACATTATTTTGGCATTGTGCTCCTAAGTTTACACAGATTTGGGCGGCATCTTTTCTTACAAAGTGTTCTAGTTTTCCTGTAAAACAGATATTTTTGTTGTAGAAGTAGTTTTCAGTATCGATTTCTAATGTTTCTGATTTTAATGTTCTTAGGTCTAATTTGTTGCTATAAGATCTCATAGAAGCATCTGATACGTCTAATTGATTTTCTTCTATGTATTTTATTAATAAATTTAATAAATCATAGGTTGCTTTGCAATCTTCTAGGGCCCTATGTGGCTCATATTTATAATCAAAAAATGTAGCTATATCTACTAATCTATGATGATTTATTGTTTTTATGGCTCTTTTTGCCATTTTCATTAAATCTAGAAAATCATTTGATAAGTCGGTGTCATTATATTTTTTTATAACATCATAGAGAAAGTTTATGTCAAAGTTTACATTATGTCCGACTATTATATCTTCAGATATAAAATTTATTGCATTTTCTATGACTTCTTCTATTTTTGGGGCGTCTTCTAGCATTTCATTGGTGATGCCTGTTAGTTCTTCAATAAAATCATCTACATATATTTCATTGTCATCATCATCTATATAAGTGGTATTTGGTTGAACTAATGTTTGATATTTATCTACTATTTTATTATTTCTGACTTTTATAATTCCAATTTCTATTATTTCATCATATTTTGGGTCAAGGCCAGTAGTTTCTAGGTCTAATATTGAATAATTTTCAGGAAATTCACTTAGAGATTTGCCTTTGTTCCTTATAGTCTTTTTATTTTCTTCTTGTCCTTGCTTGTAGGGTCCTACTTGGATTTTTATGAGGTCATTAAAGTCCATGATTTCTCCTTTCTATCAATTTATGAGATATTTTATTGTGTCTTCATTTACTTTTAGTAAATTTGCGTATTGAGTGATTGTGTAGTTGTATGTGGGGTCGATTTCTAGGCCTAGGATTTTGAAGGCGAAGTAGTCGGCTTCTCTTTCTGTTGCGGTTTTGGTTATGGATAGGGGTGAGTAGTGGCTTATTTCTTCCTGGTGGAGGATTGAGTGGCCTAGTTCGTGGGCTAGGATAAAGGGTTGTAATTCTTCAGGGGAATCCTTGTCCAGGTAGATGTATTTTTTGTCTTTGATTTGGCAATAGAAAGATTTTTTTGATTCTTTTACAATCTTTATGCCTAGGTAAGAGATTATGTCCTCTAGGTCGTCTGATCCTGCTTTTTTGATTAGGTTTTCTATTTTCTTGTCTATTACTTTTCTGTCCATGGCTAGTCCTTTAATTTTAGGTTTAAGATTGGGACCTCTCTTATTCTTGTTTGGTATCTGTGGCTGTAGTAGAGGTCGGTTGCATAGGTAAGTAGTTTTTCTTGGTTTGCTTCATCTAGTTTGTTGAAGACTGCTAAGAGATTTTCTTCTTTGGTGAGTTCTTCTTTTATGAGTCGGTTTTCTTTGTGGAAGTTTTCTAGAGTTTTGTCTATGTCCATTTTTTCTCCTTAATTTAAAATATATCATCTAATTTTTTCTTGAATTCAGATTTTGGGACTCCAATTTGACTTAGGATAAAATCTTTATCTTCAGGATATATTGAGATATGTTTATTAATATAGTAAGTAATACCAACTTTTAAATTAGCATATGGAGTGAGATCATCTATTCCTCTCAGAAGATATAGTAGAGTATAAAGATCGTTTTGTCCTAGCTTTTCTTTTTTAAATTTAGTTTTTGAAATATTCATTAAGTCATGTATTGACTTAAAGTAAGGGGTATTTCTATAGTTTGCTTTATAATTGTATATCCTTCCATTATGGGATGCTCTGTTTCTAAACAAATGTGCAAGATTTAAAAGTGCAGTGAAGTAGTTGTATATAACATCTGGATAATCATGGGTTTCAATTAATGGAGATAAGTTTAGAACTGTCTGAATCACTTTTGTTTTTATGTCTTTCCTTTGAAGTGAATAAAATATCTTGACATTCCCTAAACTTGTTCCTTTAAGCAATATCCAGGCGGGGATATGGCCATGTTCTTCTCTATAATGTTTATATGGTTCAAGTTCTTCATTTAGTATCTTATTAAATTTTAATTGGAGGTAATATAGCTGAGAATTTCCGGAATAATCAATTTTACCTGTTTTAAAATTGTGACTTGCTAAATAATTTTTTTCTAAATGTCCATATTTTTCTGATAAGTGATAGGCTAATGCAGTTTTTATTATTTGTTCAAATATCATTGTTGCATTTCTGACCGATTCTTGAATACCCTTGTCCATTTGATATAAAGAGAATATATGCTCAAAAGTAGAGTTTTCTCTGTAAATATCATCTGTAGATGTCGACTTTTCTTGATCTATTAGCGGTGTTTTATAACCATTTATTATTTCGTAATAACCGTATCTAATAAGATTTTGTTTGGCAGCTTCTTCATTCTCGAATAGGAGTTTCCTGTCTTTTAGTATTTTTATTTGTTCGTCTATTGTTTTAAATTCTTTAGTCATAATTTCCTTTAAAGTAAAAAAAAGAGAACTTTCTTTCGAAAGTCCTCTTTTGGGTTCTCACACGAACCGTTCCTTTAGTATGTTTTTATTATATAGGAACGAGGACTTTTTGTCAATATTTCTTATTCATTATCTTTTATTAGTTTATAGAGGGTGTATAATTCCTCTTCTGGCATTTTATAGATGTCTAGCTTGCCATCGAAGGCTGCCATTGGGATTTCTTTTAGGTAGTCTATCATTTCTTCGACTGTTGGCAGAGATTTTTTTGCATATTTGCCTGAGTCTACTAGGTCTTGGGTGTAGGTTATTACCTTTTCTTTGCCCTCATTATTTAACATATTGAATGAATTTATTAGATTTTCTTCATTTTTTGATAATTGTCTATGACTGCTTGATGGTATATAAGTTATTTTATCTGTTTTACCTAATAGGTAATTCATATCTACATTAAAAATATCTGCAAGTGCTTCTAATGTAACATAATCTGGCTCTCTTTTTCCCATTTCATAGTTACTTATTGATTGTCTTGTTGTATTTATAAGATCTCCAAGTTGGCCTTGGGTCATTTGATTTGCTTCTCTTAATTGCTTAAGTCTTTTTGAAAAACTGCTTGTCATATCTACCTCCTATTTATATTATAAACGGTTTGTTTATAAAAAGCAAATAAATATTAAACATTTTGTTGACACGATTTAAAATATATGGTAATATGAAAATGTAAACAAGATGTTGACAAGAAAGGAGGGATTTTTCTTGCAAACAATAGGTCAAAAATTAATTGCTCTTAGAGGTGACAAAGATATTGATGAAGTTGCAAATTCCATAGGGGTAACTAAGCAGGCTATATGGAATTACGAGAATGACAAAAGAGTCCCAAGAGATGATATAAAGAAAAAAATTGCTGATTATTACAAAAAATCTGTAAGTTATATTTTTTTTTAACTAATAAAGCAACGTTTAGTTGACAAAGCAAAGGAGAGATTATGTTTTGGAAAAGAAAAAGGAAAATAAAAAATCTCTCATTAACAGGGAGAAATAAAAGGGAGTCTATTTCTATAGTTGTTAACGAGAGAAAGAAACAAATTAATATTCTAAGACAAGATGTTAATCAAATTTCACATGATATTTACCATCTTGAAAATATAAAGGGAGATTAGTCCTTATTTCTATCTGATCAGACTTTTGAATAAACAAGATTTCAAAGTTGTTTGGATATTTAGAATAACTAATTATTTGAGAGTCGGTTTGCTCAATGATTTCATTAGTTATTTGTGAGAAATCATCTACGAATGAAGTATCAATATCAAATTCGTTAGTGACTATATATTTATATTTTAGATTATTAAATTTTTTCAAAGCCTTACCTCCTTTCTTGGTTTTATTATACAAGATTTGTTAGGAGGTAGGAATTTAAAAACAAAGGAGAGATTATGGAAAATAAGAAGATTGATTTTGAAGATTGTTATGATTCGTTTTATATAGATTTGCTGCTTTTTAAGAGAAGGTGCAAAAGAGATTACGGTCTTAGGATGGAGTTTGACATTGATATTAGGGATGAGGATGGAAATTTTGTTAGGGGGGTTAGGACTAGAGAGAAAAATATGGATGAGATTAAAACATCATCTAATAGCATAACAATTGACTGTTTAGAGCTATCTGATATGAATGATTTGTTTACACAAATAGAAGAGATTAAGAAATTTGAAAAAGAGTACAAGGTTGATTGCACTCTTAATTCAATAAAGCTTAACAAAGCTTAATTATTTTGTTAAGTTTTCACTTAATGATTTAGCAAAATCTGAAATACATTTTGCGAGATCTTCTTTGTCTTGGAAATTATATATTAATTTATTTTCAAGTGATAGAAGAATTAACTCAAATATTTCAATAGAAAAAGGTTGACCATTATCAAATTCTTTGTGTAGGGAATTAATGAAGGTTGTAATATCTTCACTTAGTTGGCCATCACCAGATTCTTTTATAAAATAATCATCATTTAGAACTGTCTTTGTTATTTCTAATATTTGATTATTTATACGGTATTTTCTATTTTGCTCGGCTTCCTCTTCTATTGAGTCTAATAGATAGCCCATATGTTTACCTCCTTTTTATATTTTTAACTATTATACCACATATAGTGGTAATTAGAAAGGAGAACACAACATATAGTATGAAAAAATTAAAAGAGCTAAGGATTAATAATAAATTAAGCCAGAAAGAGATGGGGGAAATTATTGGAGTGAATGGTAGGGCAATAGGTAATTATGAAAGAGGTATTAGGGTCTTGTCTGTGGATAAGGCTAAAAAATTAGGTAAGTATTTTAAATTTAATTGGTGGGAGTTATACGAAGATTAAATATAAGGAGGTTGTGTATGGAAAAGGCTATTAATGAAATGCATAGGGTGATAGATGAGAGTTTGATGCCTAGTCCTAATGAAAGACTTACTGTTATCAAGGAGTATATGACTCCAGAGGATATGTGTTCTTACTTTGGTTTTAAGGATAAGAGGATGTTTGTTAAGTGGGAAGAGAATGGTCTTAAGACTATTAAGCTTTCTGAGAAGTCAAAGCTTTATGCTGGGGATGATGTTAGGGATTATTTGGATAATCTTAGAAGTTAAAAGGAGGATTTTATGGATTATTTAAAGGCTAGTGATATGTATAAGGCTATTAAGATTGGCGGAGAGAAGAAGCCTAGCCAGGTTTATAGGATTGTGAGTGAGGATATGGCCAGGGGCAAGAGATCTTATGCCAGGAGTCCTAGGAGGGCTTGGTATAGGTCTAAGGATAGGAATGTTGAGGCTGCTATATTGATTTTTCTTGGGGCCTTGATGTTGATTTTGGCTTTGGCTGGTCCGAGGGTTTTTGATAGGCTCTTTGGTGTGATATCACTTTTTATTCTTTTAGTGGTGGGAGTTTTGGTATGAGCATTGATTATAAAAAAGCTTTGGAGCTTTTGAAGACTGAAGAGCCTATATATTATGATGGCCATCTTAAGAGAAAGATTACTGGAGTTATTTGGAGAAGAGATGTAGGTGCCTTGGTGCCTAGGCTTGAAGTTCTAGATGAGGAAACTGATTCTATATCATACGTCGGTCTTGATAAGGTTGATTTGGCGGAGGATGTGAAACTTGTTAATCCTGATGGGTCTGAAGTTCTTAAGGCTTGCCATAGGCTTGAGGATATTATTGACCAGATTAGGACATCTATTGCTTACGAGCGTGGGACAGGGGCTGCTGAAGGCTATGTAAGGATGATGAGGGAAGCTATTAAGCTTGATAAGGCTATTTGTGACTTTGCAATTAAAGAGTCTGATAAAAAAGTTTTGGAGACTATTAAGGCTGGTCAGGATTTGACTAGTGAAGAGATTGCTAAAGAGGATGCCGCTCTTGATAAGAGGATTGAAGAGTTCGAGGAAGAAAGTTTATAAAAAAAAGATGAGCTATAAAAGCTCATCAAGGTTCTGTGTACTATCATTATACCTTCTAAATTGCTTGACTACAAGCTAGAAGTCCGTATTTCAGGGAGTTTTGCGTGACTCCCTTGCGGGCTTGTAATTGGTATTATCTTTTGGACGGTGCACAAAAATTAGGGTGTATAATGAGAAATTTTGTTAGAGAAAAAAAGATATACTGTGGAAAAAATTATATGGAAGTAGACCTATATTCTTTGAGTGATTACCAGCTAGGGATAAAAAAAGGTAAGAGGTCTAAGAAAAAGTATGTGTCACTTCCTAAGCAAGAAAAGATGAATGATAAAAATGCCAGGAGAAAGTTGATTCAGATTTTAGAGACTAATTTTGGAGAGGGTGATATTTTCCTTACAACTACATATAAGCCAGAATATATTCCTAAGTCCTATGATGATGCCCAGAGAGAGAGCAGGAACTATATTAGAAGAATTAGGGATAAGATGAAAGCTCTAGGTATTAAAGAAGAACTAAAATATGTGGTTATTACATCTGTGAGAGAAGCTAAGGGAAAAGATAAGGGTGTCAGATATCATCACCATTATATTATTTCTTGTGGCCTTGATAGAGATACTTTAGAAAATCTTTGGAGAAGGAAAAAGAAGAAGGGGGAGAAACTTGGTGATCCTATAGGCTATGCAAACTCTAAGAGAATCCAAGAGGATATTAATACTGGGATTTTGGGATTGGCTAATTATTTAGCCAAGCATACTTCATATAAAAGAAAGTGGTCTTGCAGTCAAAATCTTGAGAGACCTTTTGAGAGGACTAATGACCATAAGTACTCTAGGAAGAGATTAATACAGTATGCTCTTGATCCTTATGACATAGAAAGGTGGGAAAAGATATATCCTGGTTGGACTGTGGCTGATAAGGACCTTGGGATTGAGGCTAAGTATAACGATTTTACAGGCTGGTCTATATATCTGAAGCTACGTAGAAAGATTAATCATAGGCTTTTGGAGTGATAGGACTTATCCACAGTATAAATGATGTTTAAATATAAATATTTGTTTAACTTATGCACAATGATTAAGTAAAAGCAATATTTCTAAAAGATAACTTATCCACAGCAAAGGACAGAGATGGTTAAAATGTATAGGCTTGTATATAAAATTGAGTGAGATTTTATATGATGTGATATTTGGATTAGATGTTTTTGCCTTACTTATCCACATAGAGATTGTAAGATTCTTTATTCTGTGGATAATCATTTAGGAATATTGAGTAAAAAGACTTATCCACAATATAAAAGATTAAGAGTTTAAAAGGTGTGTAATAACTTATGCACATTATGAAAATTTATATAAAAGATAAAAATAAGATGAATAAATATAGGAGGAAAAATGAGGATGTTATCTATACAAGATAAGGAGATCTTTGGGGACCTGGTTTATATGGTTGATAGCAAGCTATATGAAGTGATGAAAGAGATTGCGGCAGGGAATTTTGGCTCTGGCCAGGTGACTCTCAAGATTAGCATAAGGGGAGAAAAAGACGAGCTAGAGATACCTAGAGAGGATGGAGATTTTGAGATAAAGGATTTTATAAGGCCAAGTATCGACTATAAGGTTGAAAGCTCTTTGAAAAAGACTGAATCAAGCTCTGACTTTGCCCTTACAGACAATTTGGCCATGGATATAGAAGATGATTTCCTAAGGATATCCAAGGTTGATGATGGCCAGGTGAGTATGTTTGACTAGGGGAGATGAGCTTTACAAAAACATTAAAAAATACTTTGAATCATTGAGGTATCAGAAAGATCTATGGACAGTATATTCTGACTTTTTAGAACTAATAGCTATTAGCCTTTCCAATGCTTGCGAGCATATAACTTATCCAGAAAGATTTGAGAAAAGAGAAAAAAGATATTTGGATATAGCCAAGAATTATAGCAAAGATGAGCTATTATTGTTTTCTAAGGTATTTCAAAGGCTTGTAGAATACCAAGACTATAACATAAGCACAAGTGGAGCTAAAGATATTTTAGGGGCTCTACTTATGGAATTAGAATTAGCTGATAAGTGGTGCGGTCAATTTTTCACACCTATGGATGTAGCTAACTTAATGGCAAAACTATTTTATCCTAGTGAATGGATCAAAAACGAGATAGCGACCAAAGGATTTATTATAGCTAACGATTCGGCAGTTGGAGGTGGGGCGACCATGATAGGATTAGTAAATGCAATGCTAGATTATGGATTTAACCCACCGAAACAACTTTTTGTAGAGTGTAACGATTTAGACGGCAGAGCTTGCCTTATGGCATATATACAACTAGCGACTCTAGGCATACCAGCAATTGTTAGAAAACTGAACACTCTCACAAATCAAATATATGATACGTGGATAACACCAGCCTTTTACATTGATGGCTGGATAGGAAAACTTAAAGGCTTTAAGGATAAGGAAAAAGGAGAAAGTCTTGCGAAAAGTAAAGAGAGTATTGAGAAAAGGGAAGAAATTCTTGATAAAAAGACAGAAAGACCTCAAGAAGAGGAAGAGATTATTGATGAAGAAGATGAGCAATTGAGCTTGTTTTAGGAGGGGTTATATGTTAGTGAAATTTAAGGTTTTTGATAAGCAGTTAAAGATTGTAAGACAAGTTAAGAATATTGACTATGAAAATTCTGAGCTTTTATTTGATTCATATGTAAATGAAGATGGTAGCAAAAACATAGAAACTTATAGGGATTTTGGTGATGTTATTTTTTTGATGTCTACTGGACTTATAGATAAAGATGGTGCAGAGATTTATGAAGGAGATATTTGTTATTGGGAAAAATCTGGATTTCGAGGGATTTTTACTGTTAGCTTTGGGACTGAAAGTCTAAAGTGGATTGCAGATTCTAATTGTAAATTTATTAACTTGAGTGATTATAAAGATTATTATCTGAAAATCATAGGCAATGTTTATGAAGGGTCCCAGTTGTATCAAGAGTGATTAGGAGAGATTATGGATATTTTTGAAAATAATGAAATTGTAAGGAGATCTAGGAAGTCTTTTGCTGCTAGGAAGGCTTTGGGTTATGGTAAAAATTTTGAAAGTTTTATAAGTGCTGCTTGTGATTATTATAGGGATAAGGGACTGGCTGATATTGTTAAGGTGGATGAGCCTTTTATGGTGCTTGAGCTTTATGATAGGGGCAGGTTTAAGGGGCAGTTTACAAAGAAAGCTAATCCCGATTTTGAGGGGACTCTTAAGGGTGGACAGTCTATTTGTTTTGAAGCTAAGTATACCAGCCAAAAGAGGATGGCTAAGTCGGTGATTAGTGATAAGCAGGAGGAAGTTTTGTCTTATAAGTCGGTCCTTGGTGCTGTGGTTGGTGTCTGCGTTGGGATTGTCGATAGGTATTTCTTTGTGCCTTGGGAAGTATGGGCCAATATGGAGGAGATTTACGGGAAAAAGAGTGTAAATGCAGATGATTTGGCCAAGTTTGAGGTCAGGTTTAGGCATGGGATTATGTTTTTGGATAGTCTTGGCAAAGATAAGTAGGTACAGGTGTAGGAAGTTAGAGGTGTAAGTATGAAAATTGCAGATGCTGTAATTTCTTTGATGAAAAAAGAATGTAGGAAATACGGTTGGGAAGTAAAGGAATGGCACATTGTGCCTTTTGACCGTCATGATTTTTGCTGGGAAGCTTTGGAATTGGCTGGAAAAACACCTCATGGTAAACAAGGGGGGCATGGTGGTTATGGGTCTAGATATAAAGATTGTAAAAGTGTTGCAGATGCATTAGAAAGAGACAAGAGATTTAGAAAAACTTTGGTGCCTCACCAGGTGCTTAGAAGGATGTTTGATTATTTAGGGGAGGAAGTCAATGACTAGAAAAAGAGATATTAATGACTGGCTTTTGTGGCTGATGGTTTTTAGGATTTTTATGGGCAGGTACGATTGGAAGAGCCTTTTGCTTTGTTTAGTTGGGGCGGTTGCTTTGTATGTAGCTACTAGGGCTATTGATGAGAAGATGGAGGTTAAGGAGTGAAGTTGAGGAAGTCGCATAAGGATAGGAAGGCTTATTATTGGGCTTCCAGTTTGTTGCCAGCTCATATTGAAGAACTTAAAAAGAAGTTGGAGGTTACTGAGGATGAGTATGATCAGATTTCTTTGAGGATTAAAATTGAGAGGGCGGAAGAAGAGTTAGAGATAATTACTGAAGAGTATGAAAGAATTAGCAATGGCTAAGGGGGACTTATGATGAAGAAGTTTAGGGTCAAGGTTTTTCTTGGTGGGTCTAAGACTGTGGAGGTGGATGCCTATGATGAGGACCATGCTAGGATTAAGGCTTTAAGATCAATTAGGTTTAGGCCTGATGATGGTCATAAGTTTCTTTGCCAGGTGGATGAGATTAAAGGAGTAAATGATGAGGAATGATGAATTTACTAGGACAGGATTAAAGGAATTAATTGAAGAGATTAATAGTATTAAAAATTTGAGCAAAGACACATTGACTAGGGGTAGGTTAAGGAGCTTAAGTTCTAGGCTATGTAGGGAATTAGGTTGTTTGCCTTTTAGTGATAATTTAGATTATAGGACTGTGAAGTTTGCTTGCCATTGGGCGGTGACTCTTTTGCCTGATTATTTAAAGACTCTTAAAAGGGATATGGAAAATTGCGAAGATGAAGATATTAAGAAGATGCTTGAGAAAGCAATGAAGGAGTGCTCTGATCAGTATGAGAAGATTAAGGCTTTGAATGATGAAATTAATGGATAGAGTTTTTTATGAGTTTTAAAGAGATTATATCGCTTATGTTGATAATTGAGTTGCTTGCTATTTTTAGTGTTATTTTGGCTGGTTTGGTTATTATAATTATGGATTTTTGGGAGAAATTTTTATGAAAGTTTATTTATATGGGATGAAGTTACAGGCCAGGGATAATAAGAATTATTTTTCTATGGGATATTTAAGAGATTTATACCTGGAGGAGATGACTTGCGATATGAGGGATGAGTATTTTAATGTATTAGTTTATAAGTGCAAACTGCCAACATTCATAGTTAAGAAATTTGATTATGAGTTTATTGCCGAAAGAGTGATGGATTTTGATAAGGAAAGTGTCAACTTTTAGTTGATTGTTTGATAGGAGAATTAAGGAGAGTTTATGAAAATTGTTAAGGTTGTTTTTAGGAATGGTATTGAGGAAAAATTTGAAGTTGATAATTATAGTATCGCTGATAATGATATTTGTTTATATTTACAAAAAGGTCACCGTACTTCGGGGATGATTAATCTTTGCGAAGTTAGGTATTTTGATGTGGTGGATAAGGAGGATGATTAATGGTTGGGATTAAAAGAAATTCTGCTTTTGCGGCTTTGAAGTATAAGTGTGATTATGAGTTGACTAAAAAAGAGGGGGACCAGGGTTGGGATTTGAGGTCTATTGATGATTATTTCCTTAGACCTGGAGAGAGATGTTTGATTTCTACTGGCTTGTTTTTGGAGTTGCCTGAGGGTATTTATGGTGATGTGAGGCCTAGGTCTGGTTTGTCTGCTAGGGGGATTGATGTTTGCCTGGGTTTGGTTGATTCTTCTTATCGTGGAGAGATTAAGGTGTGTTTGGTTAATAATTCTGGCAGAGATTTTCTTGTTAGTCCTGGTTATAGGATTGCCCAGCTTGTTTTTGGCCAAGAGATTTTGCTGGATCCTTTTAAGGTGGATGAGATTTCCTATGATACTCATAGGGGCGAGAAAGGTTTTGGGTCTAGTGGGATATGAAAAATGTATTATGTTTTAATTACTTGGACCATAAGACTGAGAATCCCCATAATTTTCCTGGTGGTAGGGATAATTATATTTATATTATTTTTGAGTTGATGTCAGATTTTATAGATAATCCAGATAAAAAAGTATATATGCCTTATGATGGTTTTATGAGGCCTTTAGATAAGTTTAGTAGTTGGGATAAGAATTTTAGAAGTAAGGTTATTAGACATTGCGTAGAAAAGTTATCAGGTATATCTGGAGAAGTCTGGATTGATGATGTGAGGATTAAGTGATGGTTTATGTAGTTTTTAAGTTCGATAAGATAATTAAAGACTGGGTAGAAATTAAAAGTTTTGGCCAAAAGAAGTGCGCTCAAAATTATGTAGACCTTGTATCAAGAGATACTGACGATATGTACTCCATAGAAGAAAGAGCCTGTGCAAGGGGTGACTATGCAAGAACTATATGAGAGAATGATAAAAGATTTGTTAAGGAAGTATGTCTATGCTAGAGACTTTGTAGATAGGGCTAAGTGGCAGATAGAAGAGCTCGAGACAAAGAAAGAAAATAGGCAGGTGGCCAAGTATGGTATGTCCACACCTGGTGGATCTAGTGAAGGGCTAGACGAAAAGATTATAAATATTAACGCTAAGATAAGCATGCTTAAGAAAAATATAAAAAGCAATCAAGAAATAGTAGATGAGGTTGACTTTGGTCTTGAGGGCTTATCTAGTATTGAGAGAGATATAACTATAAGTATATATGGATATAGGCAGAGGTGGAGCAAGATTGATGAGCTTAAGGAGAAATATAATTATTCTAGATCTAGCCTGTATGAGATTGCTAATGCTTCTTTGGAGCATATGGCCAGACGTATTTTTGGTGATGCTTAATTCTGGATTATTTCCGGACTATTTTCCTTCTAATATGTGATATAGTATAAGTGTGAAAGTGCAAACAAGTTTGATATGAGGCGGTTTGATGACCGTCTCGCGTCGCTTGTTTTTTTTATTTCTCCCTTTGAGTTAAGCTGCCATAGTCATCTGATCTCCTTATTTATTATAGATTCAAGCAGCACCAATAATGACAAGTTTTTTCATATGTACTCGGGTATATGGCGGCTTAACTGAGAGTGAGAAAGAGAGGAAGGTAATGGCAAAGGTAAGACTAGATAGGCAAGGAAGCCACAGAGTAAACTTTGAAAGAAATAAAAAGATTATATTAAAGACGCAGAATACTTGTGGCATATGTGGTAAGCCAGTTGATATGAGTCTTAAGTATCCAGACCCATTAGCTGCTTGCGTAGACCACATCATACCAGTAGCCAAGGGAGGACATCCAAGTGATATAGAAAACTTACAGCTTGCTCACTGGACTTGCAACAGACAAAAGTCTGATAAGCTTTTTAAAAACAAGGAAGCAATTGAGCCTAAGGTTATAGGCAATAGGAATTTACCTTGGTCTACGGATTGGACTAGCTACAAACCAGACTAGGGGGGTAGGTCCCCAGGTGGGCTTGCTTCTGATGTTCCGCCGTCTACTGTACATTTTTTCTCGTGAGAATCTTATTTTCGGCAAGAATGGAGGAATTCTGAAAGGATATTATGGAATATGGACTAGATTATTTGCGTGGAAAGCTTGATAAGCACGCTTTAAGAGTTAATTTGAGATATAAGCATTATGATGAAAAATACCAAGATAGGGATATAGGAATAGTAATTCCCAAGGAAATAAAGGATAAGTATAGGGCTGTTATGGGTTGGTCTACCAAGTCTGTGGATGCCCTTGCTGATAGATTAGTTTTCAAGGGATTTGCTAATGATATTTTTAATTTAGAGGAAATATTTAATCTAAATAATCCTGATATATTTTTTGATTCTGCAATCTTGTCGGCTTTAATTGGTTCTTGCTGCTTTATCTATATAAGTAAGGCTGAAACAGGTGAAGCAAGGCTGCAGATAATAGAAGCTAGCCAAGCTACTGGAATAATAGATCCTATTACAGGACTTTTGATAAAAGGTTATGCGGTATTATCCCGAGATGATTTGGGAAATCCAATAGAAGAAGCTTACTTTCTAGACAATAAAACTGAAATTCATAGAAATGGTAAGTGTGAGGCTGAAATTGTAAATCCAACAGGTGTACCTCTCCTAGTCCCTATTATTTATAGGCCGGATGCTGTTAGGCCTTTTGGAAGGTCAAGAATATCAAGGGCAGTAATGTACTATCAAGAATATGCTAAAAGGACTTTAGAAAGGGCAGATATTTCTGCAGAGTTTTATTCTTTCCCTCAGAAATACTTGATTGGTACTTCGCAAGATGCAGAGCCTATGGATAAGTTTAAGGCTACTATTGCAAGTATCTTGGAAATAACAAAAGATGAAGATGGAGATGTACCAAAACTGGGGCAATTCCAGCAGCAATCTATGGTTCCATTTACTGAGCAATTAAAGACTTTAGCATCTGCCTTTGCAGGTGAAACTGGTCTTACCTTAGATGACTTGGGATTTGCAACGGACAATCCTTCTTCGGCTGAGGCTATAAAGGCAAGTCACGAGACCTTAAGGACAACGGCAAGGAAGGCTCAGAGGTGTTTCGGGTCTGGATTTTTAAATGTTGGCTATGTCGCAAGGTGCTTAGAAGATGATTACCCTTATCTTAGAAACCAATTCTACAAGACTAAGGCTACATGGTATCCAGTATTTGAACCAGATGTGGCAGCCTTATCTGGTATAGGTGATGCTGCAATCAAAGTCAACCAAGCAGTACCAGATTATTTTAATAAGAATAACTTATCAGATTTAACAGGAATTGATTATGAATAAGGATATAGTTCCTGAACTAATTGAAGATATTAATAAGTCTTTGGATAGAAAGACAGAAGAGTCATTAGTTATAAAGGAAAAGTTGTTAAAACTTAAAAATAAAAAAGCAGATCATATTGATTCAAATGAATTTGCGCAAGAAATTGGAGAAATTCTATCTGATTCTTTTAGAGAAAATATTACTGAAGATAGACTCCCAGATGGGAAAATATATTACAATATTGCTGATAGACTTATCAATCCTAATTTAAAAAACAATTACGATATAATTAATGCTTATGCTAGAGATGTTCAAGTAATTCTTAATAAAAAATCTAATATAGGCCTAGGGGCTGTTGATGCCCAATTCAATCAAAATAGGGCACATGGTATTATAGAAAGTGTTCTAAAAAAAGATGACTATTCTACCATGATTAATGACTTGTGCTCATCTGTTGAAAACTTTTCTAGAGCAATTGTAGATGATTTTATTGAAAAAAATGCAGATTTTCATAGTAAGGCTGGATTAAAACCTACAATTGAAAGGAGAATGCATGGTGGCGCTTGTTCTTTCTGTAAACCTCTAGCTGGAACCTATGATTATGAAGAAGCTAAAAGGTTGGCGCAAAGTGAACCTGAAAGAAATCCATTTGCAAGACATAGATATTGCAAGTGTACTGTAATATATAATCCTAGGAACGGTAAACATAAAGAGATAGTCCATTCAGCGGCAAAGCATAAGGCATTAGATGAAAAACGTGATAGGATTGATTTGGCAAATAAAATTGTTGATAACAAATTAAGTAATATTGCTAGAGCTAAGGCCTTAGAACTAGGTTATAATCCATTACCAGATAATAAAGTAGTTAATACACTGAGAAAAGATGCTGAGAAATGGATACTGAATTTAAGTGATGATGAGATAAAAGATATTAGTAAATATACTTTTAATGGAGTAGATAATGATGGCAAGAGATTATATTATAAGATAAATGGGTATGTAGAAGGTTATTATAATCCTAATAATGAAAAAGAAGAAGAAACAATTAAAAGAATTTATAAAAATATACATTCAGGAATATTGAAAAATGAACATAATAAAGATATAATTGTTTATAGGAAAGATGAAAATCCACTTAATTTGGAAGGGATATCTAATAAATTCATAAGTAGCTCTGTAACAAAAAAAGTTGCATTTGAAGGCAATCCAAATGTTGCTATTATAGTACCCAAGGGAAGTAATGGAGCTTACGTTGAAAAATTGAGTAAATATCCTAAACAAAGAGAATTTTTACTTAATTCAGGTACACGTTTAGAAAGAATATATAGTGAGAAAGATAATTATATTTATAAGGTGGTGATAGACAATGAATGAAGAGTTAACAGATAAGGAAATAAAGAAAGAATTTCAAAATAAGATGAATTGTGAATCACGTAAGGCCACAACTAACGAAGAGAAACAAATATCAAAACAAAGAATGAATCAATTGAGAAAAGAAATGAATATTAACAATAAATAAGCACAGCTAAACTTACAGGTGTAGGATTTTAGAGGTGCTTTTTTAGTAGAAAATTATCGACCTGAGTAAGTCGTAAAACTGCTTTTTTTTATTGGAAGGAGTCATGATGGTTCGATATGGTTGTCAGACTCCCAGCCAGTCGGTAATACTTGACTATGAAAAGAGTCTTGGCCAAGAGGTTATAGATATCTATAAGAAGACTGGTTTAACTCCTTATCCTTGGCAAGAAAAGCTTGTTAAAGATATTTTTGCAGTCAATGATGATGGCTTATGGACTCATTCCAAGTTTGGTTACGCAGTACCACGAAGGAATGGTAAGACCGAGATAGTCTACATGGCCGAGCTTTGGTTTTTAATGGATGGTAAAAATATCATCCATACCGCTCATAGAATTTCTACGTCACACTCATCTTTTAAGAAACTTAAAAAGTATCTTGAAAAGATGGGCATGGTTGATAAGGTTGACTTTAAATCAATCAAGGCTAAGGGACAAGAAATGATTGAGCTTATTGAGTCAGGTGGTGTTTTCCAATATAGGACCAGAACAGAGACAGGTGGTCTTGGTGAAGGTTTTGACCTGCTTGTAATTGATGAGGCTCAGGAATACACAGATGGTCAGGAATCAGCTCTTAAATATACTGTTACAGACTCTGATAATCCTATGATTCTTATGTGCGGGACTCCACCTACACTAGTATCTGGGGGTACTGTTTTTACTAAGTATAGGGACCTTATCCTCTGTGGTGGGAAAAAGCACAATGGCTGGGCAGAATGGTCTGTAAGTGAGATGACTAATCCTCATGATGTAGAAGCCTGGTATAAGACTAATCCATCTATGGGATATAAGCTGAGAGAAAGGGCCATAGAAGAAGAAATTGGTCCAGATGAGATCGACTTTAATATCCAAAGGCTTGGATATTGGGTAAGGTACAATCAAAAATCGGCTATATCAAAACTTGAATGGGATAATCTAAAACTTAAGAGATTGCCTACCCTGGTTGGAAAACTTCATGTTGGTATCAAGTACGGCAATGATGGTAGGAATGTAGCCTTATCCATAGCTGTTAGGACCCTATCCAATAGGATATTTATAGAATCCATTGATTGCCAATCAATAAGGACTGGTAATGATTGGATTGTTGATTTCTTAAAGAAAACAAGACCTGCAAGTGTAGTTATAGATGGAGCTAGTAGGCAAGATATATTAGAAGAGCAGCTAAAGAAGGCTGGTATAAGACAAGTGACTTTACCGACTGTAAAAGAGATTATAAAGGCTAATTCCCTATGGGAGCAGGCTATTTATGATAAGAGTCTTTGCCACCTAGACCAACCATCACTCAGCCAAGTAGTAACCAACTGTGAGAAAAGGAACATAGGTTCAGCTGGCGGTTTTGGTTATAGGAGTCAGTTTGAAGATATGGATATAATTTTGATGGATTCATGTCTTCTGGCACACTGGTCTTGCATAGAAATCAAAGAAAAGAACAAACAAAAAATTAGTTATTAGGATGACCCAAGCTTGGGTCATTTTTAATATAATTTTACCGGACACGGGCAAATGGGAGGAAAAAATGAGCGAATTTAAAATAATAGAGAGTCAAGAAGAATTAGACAAGATACTCAAAGATAGGCTAGATAGGGCAGAGAAAAAAGCAAAGGAAGAATTGCAGGGCCTAATTGATAGCTTAAAATCTGAGAATGCTGGTCTAAAAGAGGAAAACACCAATTATCAAAAACAGTTAGAGGGAATCGAAGAAAAAGATAAGACTATATCAAACCTAGAGGGTGAGATCGAATCTTACAAGATGGCTGAACTTAGACGTAAGGTTGCCATAGAAAACAATATCCCTTATAAGATAGCTGATAGGATTATTGGTGATGACGAGGAAAGTATGACAGAGGATGCCAAGAGATTGGCAGAATTTGTTGGCAAAAAAGACTATGTGCCACCTCTTAAGACTTATGAGGATAAGGACTCAGATAGCACTCAGGGAGCATATAAGACTTTATTAAGTAATTTAAATACAAAAGGAGAATAATGTATGGCAGTATTAAGCAAAGGAACACTATTTCCAGAACATTTAGTAAATGATCTAATTACAAAAGTCCAAGGTAAATCATCTTTGGCAAAATTATCTAACCAAATTCCAGTACCTTTCAATGGGCTTAAGGAATTTGTTTTTTCTATGGATAACGAAATTGACATTGTAGCAGAAAATGGTCCTAAGAGCGAAGGTGGAATAAGTATTGACCCTATAACTGTTGTTCCACTTAAGGTTGAATATGGCGCTAGGGTTTCTGATGAATTTCTTTTTGCATCTGAAGAAGAACAAATCAAAACCCTAAAATCATTTAATGACGGTTATGCTAAAAAACTTGCTAAAGGCTTTGACCTTATGGCTTTCCATGGTATAAATCCAAGAACCAAGGCAGCATCTGACGTAATAGGAAACAACTGCTTTGATAAGAAAGTAACTCAAAATGTAACTTTTGATGGTACTAAGCCTGACCTTGCTATTGAGACTGCAGTTGATCTTATAGAAGGGTCTGAAGGAGATGTGACAGGTCTTGCTATTGATACTACCTTTAGGTCAGCCCTAGCTAAAGAGACTGTAGATGGTGAAGGAAAAGGTGCAAGACTATACCCAGAATTAAGATGGGGCGGTAATCCTGATAGTCTTAATGGAGTTAACCTTGATGTTAATAGGACTGTAGCTAATGGTGGAAACACTAAGGCTTACCTTGGTGACTTCGGTATGTTTAAGTGGGGTTATGCTAAGCAAATTCCATTAGAAGTTATTGAATACGGTGATCCAGATAATTCTGGCAAGGACCTCAAGGGACACAACCAAGTTTACCTAAGGGCAGAAACCTTTATAGGTTGGGGCATCCTAAGTCCAGAGCACTTTGCAATAATAAAAGGAGCCTAAGGGTGACTAAATACTATAATACAAAGACTAGGGCTATCATTGATAGCCCTCTTGTTATTTCTGGTGAGAACTGGATAAAATATGAAGACAAGGACCAAGTAGAAGAAACAGAGACAGCAATTGTAGATGAAGTAGTAGAAGAAGTTGAAGAAAAAGAGATTAAAAAACCTTCTGCTGGTAAGAAAATCACCAAAGCTGATATAGAAAACGAACTAGAGGCCCTTGGTGTTGAATATGATAAAAAAGCAACTAAGGATGAGTTGTATACCTTATTAATGGAGCAATAAATGACAACTTATGTAAGTATGGATGATGTTATAAGCCTATGGAGGCCACTTAAAAGAGATGAAATAAACAGGGTAGATTACCTTATACCGGTTGTAGAAGACAATCTCAGACTTGAGGCTAGAAAGGCTGGCAAGGACTTAGATATACTTGCCCAGGATGAAACATATATGTCTGTGCTTAAGTCAGTTATTGTTGATGTTGTCGCTAGGACCCTGATGACTTCCACAGATAGTGAGCCCATGACGCAGTTTTCGGAGTCTGCTTTGGGCTATTCCTATTCTGGTAACTTTTTAGTGCCTGGTGGTGGTCTTTTCATTAAGAAAAGTGAATTAAACAAGCTAGGTCTTAGAAAACAAAAGATAGGAGTAAGAGATATTTATGGGCAAGATTAAGGGTATTAGAATCAAACTCGTAGAAAAAATAGAGTCAGGCCTTGATGAAATAGGTAGTCCTATTTATAAGGAAAACCCAGTATTAGTGGATAATGTCTTGGTCGCTCCAGTATCTAGTGATGATGTCATATCTTCTACTAATTTATATGGCAAAAAGGCTGTATATGTACTTGGTATACCAAAGGGTGATAGGCACAATTGGGAAGGCCAAGTAGTAGAATTTTTTGGCCAAAGGTGGAAGACTTTTGGCAAGGCTACCCAAGGTATTGATGACCTAATTCCCCTAGAATGGAATAAGAAAGTATGGGTGGAAGCCTATGAGTAAGTTTAAATTCAAATTAGATAGAAAGGGAGTTTCAGACCTATTAAAAGGACAAGAAATGGTTGATGTCCTAGATTCTTATGGCAAAGAGATTCAGTCAAAGGCTGGCCCTGGATATGAGAGTGATACTTATGTAGGTAAGACTAGGGCCAATGCTAGTGTCAAGGCTGGTGATCGTAGGTCATATAGGGATAATCTTAAAAATAATACACTTTTGAAGTTGATAAAATGATAGAAATAAAAATAAGAAAATATTTGGAAGATAAGCTAAAAGTCCCAGTCTATATGGAGCATAGAGATAAGGAAAAAGGCACTTATATCATAATGGAAAAGCTCGGGGGAACTATGAAAGATCAGATATATAGGTCTTCATATGCCTTTCAGTCTTATAGTGATAGGATGCTCGATGCCCTTAAGCTAAATGATAGGCTAGTTGAAGCTATGCTTGTATATCCGGACTGTGGTGCCAGTAAGCTTGATTCTAATTATAATTTTACTGATACCAGTACAAAGAAGTATAGGTATCAAGCGGTATTTGATATAGTTTTTTAAGGAGAGATTATGAGCAATACAAATAATGTTACTTATGGTAAGCCTATGGTAGGAGGAGCAATGTTTGTTGGCCCACTAGATAGTACATTGCCAAAGGACGCAAAAACAAAGCTGGATGAAGCATTAAAAAACCTTGGTTATATATCTGAGGATGGGATTACTAATGCTAATAGTCCTGATTCAGAAAAGATTAAGGCTTGGGGTGGAGATACTGTCTTAGTAGTATCTACAGAAAAGCCAGACACTTTTAATTTTAAGCTTATAGAGTCAATCAATGTTGATGTTTTAAAGACAGTCTATGGTGAAGAAAATGTCACTGGAGATTTAAAAACTGGTATAGCTGTTAAGGCAAATGCCAAGATGGCTGAAGGCAAGGCTTATGTAATTGATATGATTCTTAAGAATAAGATTTTAAAAAGAATTGTAATACCTAATGGAGTAGTAAGTGAAGTTGAAGACATAGAATACAAGGATGATGATGCTGTAGGCTATGGAATCACCATAGAAGCCCTACCTGATGAAGAAGGCAATAATCACTATGAGTACATCTACCAAGGTGGAGGTGCGGAAGCATAATGACAAAGAAGGACTATATAGAGGGTAAAACCAAGGCTGGCTTTGCCTATAAAATTAAGTATAACAACCTAAATAATATGGAGCTTTTAGATGTCTTTGCCGAAGTTGATGAAAATCCCTTGGCAGTAGCTAAGGCAATAAATATGCTCTTAGGAAAAGATGGCAAGAAAGCCTTATATGATTTTGTAAGGCTAGAAGACGGGACTGTGCCAGCAGATATGGTTACAGAAAACCTAATGGAAATTTTTTCTAGTATAAAAGAAATAAAAAACTAAGAGTCCTTGCCAAGATGAAAAAGCTTGACGAAGACCTACTGATTTGCGATATGGCAGAAACTTATGGTGTGCTCGACTATAGGGTTCTGCCTTTAACTTTAGCAGCAAGCCTTGCCTATGGTCTAAGATCTAATTCCAGGATAAGGATGAAGATGTCTGGAATTTATTATGACATGAATCAAATGATGATGGCAGGCATGCTTGATAGGCTAAGTCTTTTGGTATATGCCAAGACCAAGGATGGTCAAAAGGGCAAGAATTATCCAAAGATGTTAGTCCAAGAGTTAACAGGAAATGACGGTAAGGAGAAAGTAACAGGCTTTAAGTCTGGTGAGGACTTTATGAAAATGAGAGCAAAAATCCTTGGAGGTAAAGATGGCTAATAGTGAATTAGGAAAAGCCTATGTGCAGATAATACCATCTGCCAAGGGTATTAAAGGTATGATACAAAAGCAGCTAGGAGCCGAAGTTGCATCTGCTGGGGACAAGCTAGGAGAAAGCTTGGGTAGCAAGATAAAATCCCTGGCTATAAAAGCTATAGCTGCAGCAGGTATAGGAAAAGTCATATCAGCAAGTATCTACCAAGGTGGAGAATTGGAACAATCCCTGGGCGGTGTTGAAACACTTTTTAAGGATTCAGCTGATAAGGTTAAAGCCTATGCCAAGGAAGCCTATAAAACTACTGGTGTGTCTGCAAATGAGTACATGCAAAATGTTACAAGCTTTGCAGCAGCTCTTGTAAGTTCCCTTGGGGGAGATACTGACAAAGCATCTAAAATAGCAAACCAAGCCATGATAGACATGGGGGATAATGCTAACAAAATGGGGACCAGCATGCAGGATATACAAAATGCATACCAGGGCTTTAGTAAGCAAAATTACACTATGTTAGATAACCTTAAATTAGGTTATGGTGGTACAAAAAAAGAGATGGAGCGACTTTTAGCGGATGCTACTAAGTTAACAGGAGTTAAATATGATATTGATAATCTAGGAGATGTTTATCAAGCTATTCACGTTATCCAACAAGAATTAGGTATAACGGGAACCACAGCTAAAGAAGCAAGCGAGACCTTGCAAGGGTCTTTTTCTGCTATGAAGGCTAGTTTTGTAGATGTACTGGGCAATCTTGCCCTGGGAGAAAATATAAAACCTAGTCTTATCAATTTAGCTGAAACAACAGAAACATTTTTAGTAGGAAATCTCATCCCTATGCTTGCAAGAGTACTAAAAGGAATACCTGTAGTTATTGAAAACGGAATAAAAGAATTTGGTCCAATAATGATTAATGCTGGTAAAGAAATAATGAATCAATTTGGCTTATCAATAGGAAATAATACATCTATTACTGAAGCTTTTTCAAGCTTGAAAAACAACATAAGTCCTGCAATTGAATCAATTAGAACTACTATTATGAAAATACCAGAATTTTTCATGTCGGCAGGTCAGTCTATTGCGCCAATAATAGATACTATTGTTGTTGCAATTGGAAGGCTTAAATTCGATGGTATCAGAGAATTAATTGATGCTTTATTGCCAGCTATAAGTTCTGGTTTTGAAAAATTCATACAAATTGTTAAACCAGCAATTGATGGTGTAGTCGAATCATTTGTAAATCTATGGAACAAAGCTCAACCTTTATTATCCTTACTTTCTGAGGCTCTAACTCCAGCTTTTAATGTCTTAGGGTCTTTTTTAGGTGGTGTATTTAAGGGCGCACTTATAGCTGTTGAAGGTTTATTTGATGGTTTATCTGTAGCAATAGATTTCTTAAGTCCATTAATTGAAGTGCTTATCAATGCTTTTAAGAAACTTGAGCCAGCTTTAAATACAGTTGCTGAATGGATAGGAACCGTAATAGGCTTATTTGGGGGCATGGGATCTGCTGGAAATGGTTTAAGTGAAATGATTAAGACAGCATGGTCTAATATAAAATCAGTCATAAGTGCTGCAGGAAATATAATTAAAAGCATTATAGAAGGTATAAAGTCAGTTTTTAGTGGCTTAGGAGTTGCAGGGAATGCATTAAAAACTGCCTTATCATTAGTTTGGAATGGTATCAAAGGAATAATATCCGGAGCTAGTCAAGGGATAAAGACTATTATTGAAAATATAAAAAGATTTTTTACAGGACTCGGTGATGCTGGTAATAGGCTTAAAGGTCTTCTATCAACAGCATGGGGAAGCATATCAAATTTAGTTAAAACTAGTAAAGATGCAATAAAAATTACGATTGATTCTATAAAAGGATTTTTCACTGGTCTTAGTCAAAAGGCAGACAGTCTTTTTAAGGCTATAAGTAGTGCGTGGAAATCTATAACTAAAGCAATTGAAACAGCTGCAGGCAAAGTATCAACTTTCATTGATGGAATAAAAAAAGTATTCGATTCATTATTCCATGTAGATTTATTTGGTGCTGGTTCTGCTATAATGGATGGATTCTTAAATGGGTTAAAATCTATGTGGACTAGTGTAACAAGTTTCATAAGTGGTATTGCTGAATGGATAGCCCAACACAAAGGACCTATTTCTTATGATAGGAAACTTTTAATACCTGCTGGTCTTGCCATTATGGAAGGTCTTGATGAAGGTCTTAGAGATAGTTTTAAAGATGTGAAAGATACCATATTTGATATTAATTCTGAGATTGAAGATGAACTAGGAAATGTTGATCCACATCCAGATTTCAATATTGATGATTATGATTTTAATTATCCTAATGATGGTAGTGGTTTTGCTAATAATGAACCAGGGAACTTAGGACCTGTTCCAGCTAATATTAACCTTGTCATTGCCGGCAGGGCCTTTAAAGGCTTTGTAGAAGATATTACTAAGCTTCAAGATGCAGAGATTAATCTTGATTTACAATACTAGGAGGAAAGATGGAACATATATTAAATTTTAGCAAGTGCTGTCTTTCCTTTAATGGGAGGAATCTTGACAGAATCATAGACGGCTATAGCACTATTAATGTGGAGGGTAGACAGATGTTTAGTCCTAGCCTTTCTTATCAAAGGGTAAGGGGCAGAGATGGAGACATATTGATAGAAGACTCCTACCCTTCAAGGGAGATAAAAGTCCATTATCTAATAAAGGCTGAAAATAACCATTGGTTTTTAAGAAAGATGAAGTTTTTGACAATGTATCTCCAGAGTAAGGAAGATGTAGAGTTTTCTTTCGCAGATGAATTAGGGGTGAGATTTGGAAGGCTGTCTTCCTTTGATGACCCACCTTTTGATTCTAATGTAGGGATTGGTAAGTTTACCATACATTGCTCAGATCCTCATCTTTATAGCAAGATAAGAAAAGATACGAACCAGATAAGGGACTTAGTCTATGATTATTATCCTATAAGGCCAGAGTCTATAGAAATGACACTTACAAGGTCAGCTAATAAGCTGGTACTTAAAAATATTACTAGGGGCCTCAGGATAGTACTTAATACAAATTTTAAGACTGGTGATAAGGTGACATTTAAAGACTGGAAGGTCTATAAAAATAAAGAGAATATCCTGTCTATGCTTGATTATGTAGAAAGTGATTACTTTGATTTTGATATCTATGCTAGAGATAAGATAACTTGCAATCTAGCCAATAATGTGACAATTAATTTTAGGGAGAGGGTCCTATGAGCGGTATATATCTATTTGATAGAAATCAAAAATTAATAGATACAATTGAAGAAAAAAGACTTATAGACCCTTACCAAGAATTAGAATTGAACTCGCTGATTAGAGCAGAGTTCACTTGTAAGTATGTCAAAGAAATCGAACAAGCTTACTATTTTGGATTCAAGGATGATGATAACTTCTACCTACACACCATAAGGAATACCATAAAAAAAGATGGGTTTCTAACAGACCAAGGCGTCCATATCATGTTTGATGAACTTAAAGGCAAGGTAGTCAGGGATTTAAGGCCACAAAATAAGACTCCAGGATACGCTTTAGGAAAGGCCCTGGAAGGTACTGGCTGGACATGTATTTCCCATGTTGATAACCTTGCTTCTACTAATTTCTACTATATTTCAGCCTTGGATGCCTTATACAAGGTATGTAGTGTATGGAAGGTAGAATTTAAGCCTGTAATTAAGTTCATAGATGGGAAAATATCGGCTAAAGAGATCCACCTTTATCCAAGCACAGGCAATGATTTAGGTAGGGTCTTTTCTTATGGAAATAACCTGGTATCAGTCCTGGCAGAAACTAATAAAGATGACCTTTACACCGCGTTTATAGGCAGGGGCAAGGGTGAAGAAATAGTAGACGAAAAAGGGCAAGCCACTGGTGGTTATGGTAGAAAGATAAAATTTACTGATATAGACTTTATAGCAGAAAAAGATGGAATAAAAGTCCATAGTCCTAAAGGCTTTGATTATATAGAGATAGAAGAAGCTACAAAGATTTTTGGATACCCAGATGGGACTCCAAGGATAACTACTGTTGATTTTGATGATATAGAAGATAAAGAAGAGCTTGCCAAGGCTACTTTTAACTTTGCCTTAGAAAATTGTAGACCAAAAGTCCAACTAAGGTCAAGCGGTCTAGATATTGAGCAAGTTGGTCTTGGAGAGATTGTAACCATAATAGCTGATATGGATATACGCTTTAAGACCAGGGTCTTTAAGATCAAGAAAAACATCTTATCTAAGTCTGTAGTTAGCTTTGAATTTGGTGATAAGATAATAAAAACTACTGCGGATAGATTAAAATCTGCCCAGGTTGAGAAAAATAACGAGACAGTTCAGCAAATAGACTACATGGAGCAGGTCCTAAGGGCTATAGAGTCTACTTACTATAATGAAGACGGCTACCAATATGATTTGAAAGCAGATAATGAGTATAACTTGCCAGCAGGCATCTATTCTTTTGATAGGCCTATAGATAAGAATCCTACCAAGGTAATATATCTAGGTGCTGGTAAGCTTATGATAGCAGACAGCAAAAAAGAAGATGGATCTTGGAAGTTTACTACTGCCATAAATGGTGAGTCTGTAAATGCTGATACTATTAGAACAGGAATTCTAGAAGGCGGCAGGGTCTTCTGGAATTTTAATGATGGGACCTTTAGAATAGGAGAAAGCAAAGAGAAGTTTTCCATGTTATGGGATGGGGAGACTCTCAAGCTTAGGAATGTAGATATTGACCTTTCTAATAACTATCAGATTGGTGAGATTAACAAACAGATTGAAGAAAATACTAATAATTTTAACAGCTCTATTGTAAATCTGGATGATAAAATTAGTGGGCTTTCTTCTAGTGTAGACACTAAAATATCCAACGTTACAGGTAAGATTGAATCAATTGAACAGGATTTTAAGGTTGGACAGGGTGAGCTTGAGTCTAGTATAAATACTAAGATTAAAGATTTATCAGCTGATGTTGAGGTTAACTTTAAGGATGTTAACGAGAGAATCGCTGGTAATGTAACTGGAATCGCAAACTTGTCTAGTCAGATTAAGCAAACTGAAAGTTCGATTACTCAAACTGTTGAAAGTCAGATAGCGTCTGTTAACGATAAGATAAGTAGTGAATCAGAGAGTATCAAGTCCTATGTACAGAATAATTATTCTAGTAAGATTCAAACTACTGAGGAGATTGCTAGCGAAGTATTTAGTCTGAAGAATCTTATTATTAGTGGGGATAAAGATACAAGGTCATTCATTGAGAGAAATTATTCTACTACTACGCAGACAAATGATAAAATAGCTAGTGAAGTTAAGGATATAAAAACTCAAATTTCAAATGCTAATAGTGATTTAAAAACTTATGTTAGTAAAAATTATTCCACTAAAACACAAACAGCCAACTTAATTGAATCTAAGGTTTCTAGCATAAATTCTAGGCTTGGTGATGCGGAATCTAGGATTACTCAGACTAGTAACAAGATTGATAGTGAGATTTCTAGTGTAAAGTCTACTGCATCTAGTAATTATAACGCTTTGTCTTCTAGGATTAGTCAGACTGACAGCAAAATTGAATCTAGGGTAACTTCAAGTGAGGCAAGGTCTATATTTAGGCAAGAGGCAAGCAGTTTCACATTTGATGCTGACCAGGTTAATTTTAATAGTGATGTCGATGTAAGTGGTAATTTTCGAAGTAAAGGTAGTAGTTATTATGGTGATATATACACAGAACTATATAACGGATGGCTGGAATTTGAATTAAACAATAGAAATAATATTGTTGGAAGAATAGGTGTAGATGACTCTGGTTTGTATATTAATGCGCCCGAAAAAATAATGATTAAATGTGGAGATAGTTTTATTGAAATGAAGCCAAATAAAATGTCTATCGGTTGTTGGGGTGGAGAAGTTGTTGTACACAATTTCGTAGATGCAAGCGTTTAACAGGAAAAGGTAGAGGTTACCCATGAAGAACGAACAAATATTACAAAAATACGTAAACTCATTAAGCCAAAAAACTTATGATTGTTTTTATCTTGAAACTCAACTTGAAAGTTTAGACAAGCTATTACAAGACAGAGACAAAGAGATTGAAAGACTTAAAAAGATGTTAGATGATAATAATATAGATTACAAGGGTGAACACAAGTGTTATGAGGTTGCTTTATCACCTGTGGAAAATATGAATGAAGAAGAGGAGAATTAAATGGAAAATAATAATACAAATATTGAAAAAGCAGTTAATGAAATGGTTGAAATTGTTAGAAAGTACAAGTTTACTATGGGTGAATTCGACCAAGTTACCTATGGAGTGAGGGATTATTTCAATAAACATGCTAGGCTTCCTGAAGTGGTAGAGGAAAATACAAAAGAGAATAGCAAATAAGATTAAGGGACGTTTGATACGTCCTTTTTTAGTTGAAAGAAAGGATATTTTATGGTTTTCAGTTCTTTAAATTTATTACAGGTAGAGGGTGGAAGAATTATCAAACAATCAGACAGGTCTACACCTTTCTCCTTTATTCTAACAGATGCGACTGGTGATGAAATACCTCTAAACGGTAAAAAGGCTTTAGTTTCTTTAAGAAATCCTAAAAAAAGAACATATTGGGAAACCAATGTCACAGTTAGAGACTCAACAGTTGATTTTAAAATGCCAGGAAACTTAATTGAAGATAAGTACATCCTTGAAATATCGTGTGATGGTTATGTTTTCCCTTCAGATAATGACTATATTATTGATGTAAAAAAGGGTTATGCGGAATTAATAGATGGGAAAACAGCAACTTTATATAAAAAGACTATAGAAGAATTTGCGAAAGAAGAAGCCGAAAAGGCTGTAAGAAGATTAGGAAGTACAGAATTAAAAGGCGATAAGGGTGACAGGGGTGCAAAGGGCGAACCTGGTTTATCAATAACCGTTACTGGTACTAGAAAAGAAGGCAAAGACAATATTGTCACTTTTTCCGATAATACGAGTGTTACCATAAAAGACGGTAATGACGGAAAGACAGGTCCTATCGGACCACAAGGGGAAAGAGGACTTCAAGGTCCCACTGGTCCAAAAGGACCAAAAGGTGACAAAGGAGAAACTGGATCTACCGGCCCAAAAGGCGATAAAGGAGAGACTGGACCTACTGGACCGCAAGGACCAAAAGGTAAAGATGGAGTAATGACTTTTGCCGACTTAACTGATGAACAAAGAGAATCATTACGTGGACCTAAAGGTGAGAAAGGTCCTAAGGGTGATACAGGACTTAAAGGTGATGCTGGGGAAAAAGGTGAAAGAGGGCTTCAAGGTCCCACTGGTCCAAAAGGGGATACTGGTCCTCGTGGTCCAGAAGGCCCTACAGGTCCAACAGGTCCTGCTGGACCACAAGGTCCTAAAGGTAAAGATGCAGTAATGACTTTTGCTGACTTAACTGATGAACAAAAAGAATCATTACGTGGACCACAAGGTGAGAAAGGTCTTAAGGGTGATACAGGTCCTAAAGGTGATACTGGGGGAAAAGGTGAAAGAGGACTTCAAGGTCCCACTGGTCCAAAAGGGGACACTGGCCCTCGAGGTCCAGAAGGACCTACAGGTCCAACAGGTCCAGCTGGTCCACAAGGTCCTAAAGGTAAAGACGGAACTAATGCAAGTGTGTCTATTGTAAACAATTTGACAGACGGTGGGGTTGATAAGGTTCTCTCAGCAGAACAAGGGAAAATACTTTTTCAATATGCCAATGATGGTAAAGACAAGATAGCCAAAGCTATTGTTGGCAAGGGAACAGAGGCTAGCAAGAGTGATTCTTTTGATAGTTTGGCTGATAAGATTAATAAAATAAAAACTGGTTATGGTTCGGGAGATATAATTCAGAAAGATAAAATAAGTTTAATGGACGATAGGAAAATATTTGAGGATAAAACTTATAAATTTACTGGTATGTTAACACATTACTTATTGAAAGATGGATATATATACTTCATTACTGATACGAATATCGGATATGTTTCATATGATGGAAGTGATACGTGGTCTACTACTAAAAAAATCGAACCGAATGATTTATTTGTAGGGTTGATTTCTAATAACAAAGGAAAGATATATGCGATTAGTAGAAATGGTGACGTGTATATGATGAGAAATAGAAGTCTAGTAAAGGTTAACCAGGACGAGGGTTCTTTAAGTGTGGGTGAATTTAATAAGTATTTACCTATAGGTAGTTATGAGGTAATATTTTCTGACGGAAGTTATTTGTATCATTTTGACGGTAAAAAAATATCGACCATTAGAAGCTTTTATACAAAAATTACTGACATTTTACCTGTTTTTGAAACTAGTGAAAGATTTTATTTGGTTTCTGATAGAAAGATGGGATTGGCCAACCCTGTTGGGAATGGTGGAATAGTTAACCGCGATGATGAAATATCCGTAGGTGTTCAAGACATTAGAGGGGGTGTTTATCGAAGAAAGTATGATGATTATATTTTATACACAGAATATCATTTGTTTAGGGTATATAAAGGACAAGTTAAAGATTGGGGAGCCAATAGCCCAAAAATAGTTGGCTTAGGAGTAAGTAAGGATTCAGAACTTCTTATAATAAATTCTGTTGGGAAAATTGATATTTATGGTGAACAAATGTCAGATTGGAAGTGTGGATTCAATTCCGTTCTCAGAGGGAAAAATCTTCAGATAGACGATAATAACAATATTTTCGTAGTAAGTCAAGATGGAAAGATTAAGAAATTCCATTGGGAGTTTGACACAAATCACGGTAATTATAAAATCCTATAACAAAATACATTAACAGAAAGGAGATTTTATGGATAAAAAATTAAATACTCTTAATCTCATACAGGTTATAGGGGGCATCAATATAAAACAGGGAGACATATCTTTAGAACTAAGTTTCCAGCTATGTGACTCGAAAGGTGACCCTATAAGTTTTTTAAATGCTAAAGATGCCAGTATTCATCTTTATAGTGAAGAAAAGAAACTAGAATGGACATGTAAAACAAAAGTAAATGAAGATAAGATTTCTTTTAAGATTGATGAGCCACTTGCCATAGGATCATATAAAATAGAAATCAAAATAGACGGTCATATTTTCCCATCAGACCAAGGAACTTATATAAGGATAATAAAAGGTTATGAGTCATATACTGATTCAGAAAGTGCAATAGTCGCTATTGAAAATGCAAAGAATATAGCTAGTGAGGCAATAAAAAAAGCAATTTCTGAAAATGCGGAGAAATTTAAAGGACCTAAAGGTGATTCATTAAAATTTGATGATTTAACTGATGAACAAAAAGAAGAGTTGAGAGGCAAGCAAGGCTTACCTGGTCAGGATATTAAGGTCGTGTCAAGTAACTTTGATAGTGATGGGAATACTATTGTTTCGTTTAATAACAATAGTCCTGATGTTAAGATACAGAAAGGCGAAACAGGAAAGCCTTTTAAATTTGAGGATATGACAGATGAACAGAAGAAGTCATTACAAGTAGATGTAGTGAATAATTTGTCCACTGGTGGCAAGGATAAAGCTCTTTCTGCAGAACAAGGGAAGTATCTATTTGATTTAATAGCTAAATATCATCCAGAAATTAAACTTAGAGTTATGACAGCTGTAATTGATCAATCAAATCCTGACCCATTAGCTTGTATAACTTATGAAGATGATGCTAAATCAATGGAAAAGGGTAGTTCTAAATGGGATGATTTTTTCCAAAGTCAGTTAGTCTTGTTTAAGGATGGCAAGGAAGTTAGGGAGCTTGAAGATTCTGAACTTAATGATTTGAAGCCTGAAGACGGAGATGTTATGGTAAGATTTCCACGCAAAGGATTAAGAATCAAAACAGTTGATGAAAAAGTATATGTATCAATGACTAATGCTACAGATGACCCTGAATTTAAGTATTATGCTCATAGTAGAGGAAATCAAAGAAAAGATAATTTCTACCTAGGTGCTTATCTCGGATTTGAAGAAAGCGGAAAGTTAAGGTCGATTACAGGAAAAGCTCCTACAGGAAGTAAAACAATAGGTGACTCTAGAAAGATTGCTCAAGCAAATGGTGCGGGTTATGAACAACTAGCTTTCTATCAATGGACATTTTTACAAGCTATGTATGTGCTTAAGTATGGAAATCTCGACTCACAAACTGCTCTTGGTAAGGGTAACACGTCTGGAGGTAACTATAAAAAGATTACTGGTGAAACAAATGGTAAGAGTATTGATTTTGGTAGTACAGATAATAAAACAAAAGTTAGATTCCAATGGATTGAAGATTTATATGGGACTAGATCACAGTGGTTAGATGGGTTTAAAACTGAAAATGGAAAAATATGGACTGGAACTGATAGATTTAGTAATGAAATAAGTAATTATCAAGGATATGATGCATATGAAGAAATAGGGTACCCTAAAAAGATTATTGGGAATGATGAACTAGGTTTTATTATAAAAGAAAGATATATAGGATCATCTGTTAATTACAGTGATTACCAAGTGTTGAAACCATCAGGTGACTTTATAGCAATGGTTGGCGGTGCTATGAGTGGTGCTGGTTCAGGTGTATTCAATTTAAGTGCGGACTGTTCCGCACATAGCTCTTATGGTGATGTCGGGGCTCGCTTGATGTATCTTTAAAGATTGGAGGATTAAATGATAAGAGAAGCCAATAAGGAGTTAATAATTGGTAGAGATACTGTATATATAACAATTTTAAGGTTAGAGTAAGGAGGAATTATGGTTAAAATAACAATAGATTTATTACATGCTCAGATAGGGGACTTAATTACAAGTCCCTTATATCATTGCCTGTTATGGCTAATAGTATTTGATATAATTGCTGGATATGTAAAAGCTTTTAAAACAAAGAGTTTTGATTCAAAAATTTCAACTAATGGTTGGCTTAAACATGGCTTGGTGCTTATGCTTATGACTGTAATAGGTGTATATGCAAGGGCATTAGATTGTGTTTTTGTAAGCTACTTTATATGTTTAGGATTTATAGGATCCTATGGACTATCACTCCTAGAAAATTTGGATATTATAGGAGTACCTTATCCAGAAAAGTTTAGACAGTTCTTTAAGCAAATGAAAGATAATGATTTAGTAGAAATTAAAAATGATGGAAAAATTAAAATAGATGTATCAGATGATGAGAATATAACAATAAACAAAGATTAGCGATTGCTAATCTATTTTTATGCTCAAAAGGAGAGATTATGACAAAGGTAGAAAATTTTGTATTAGATGCTATAAATATTGCCAATGATAATAGGCATGGCTATAGCCAATATAACCGTTGGGGATATCCTGATTATGATTGCTCAGGATTGGTAATATCTGTTTGTGAGAGGGCAGGGATACCTGTTAAAACTAATGGAGCGACTTATACGGGTAATATGTACAGCGTATTCATCAAATGTGGATTCAAAGACGTGACCGGATTAGTTAACCTAAGAACTGGTGCAGGTCTTAAACGTGGAGATATTTTATTAAATCCTAGAAGGCACACAGAAATCTATATAGGTAACGGAAAAATGGTTGGGGCTAAAATAGATGAAGTAGGAGGAATAGTAGGAAGAAGAAAGGGAGATCAGACAGGCAGAGAGATATGTGTATCATGGTATAAAAATTATCCATGGACTTGTGTATTAAGATTTGTTGGAAATAACACACCAGTTAAAACCACCAACACTCAAACTTCTAGACCTAGCAAGGGTAAATTTATAAAAACAGAACATTGGTATGGGATAACCCAAGCAGTTTGTAATGTAAGAAGTGCCCCATCTACAAGTGCTTCAGTTGTTGCTCAATATGGAAAAGGTGACAGGATTAACTATGACTCCGTCTATGAGGGAGATGGTTATAGATGGCTATCTTATATTTCTTATAGTGGTCAAAGAAGATACGTTGCTTATAGGAGATTATCTGGAGATACTAAAGCTTGGATAAAGTTTTAAATTCTAAAACAAAATTGGTATATTAATTTGATAATACGTTTTGTAAAATAAAGAGGCCTATTTAGGCCTCTTTTACTTCTATTATACCGATTTGCTACTAACTACATTTTAACTACAAACATATGATTTTATATGCTTTTGTATGCTTCTATATGCTACAAAATGAATATATATTTTCCATATGCGTTGATATGTCGTGATATGCACTTATATGTTTGTATAATTATTATATGGTGGAGATGAAGGGAGTCGAACCCTTGTCCGTGAAAGCATCACCAAAGGCATC